GTTTCCATGCATCTCTTACTTCCTAGAGGTGATTCACTTCTGATAACTGTTCTCGGTACCGGCGCTTCTGTCTTTGGGATCATGTACTTTCCTTTTTTGGAAACGTACCCCCACACGCCTCGGCGTGCTGTTTTTGGGCCTTATCCATTTAAAATTCCACCCCCTGACGGGGTGTGGTATCCTATGGATGATTATGGCGTCTTTTCGGAGACGTTTGATCTCAGCTTCTTTGACAAAGATAAGAGCAAACGCCGTTTTAAGAGAGCCTTCCATGGAAAGGTTGATGGTGTTTTATCACGCACTTGCGTGAACCCATCTCCCTGCCCCGATTTTGGACCGATTTCCACAGAGTTTGTGTATCGTGACGGGAGTTATCTCCCCAATCACTCTGCACGTTCTGTGGGTTTTCTATCCAGAGTGTCTAGGCATTTGGAAAGACCCCTTCCAGGGTCCCCCTTTTTGCCTGATACTCCTATAATCGAGGTTAATGACGTCATTGCTCGGCCTATTGTGTCCGAGTCTGGCGCCCTCCCTTGGGACACTACGGATTTACCCGGAGTGTCATGGCTTCTCGAACGCGATGAGAATCGCGTTCGCTCTCACGCTAGTTTCCGTAAGGTTACAACGTGGGAGCTTCAAACCGCCGGGAACGACCCGCTGTCTTGGCAACTGGGTGAACAGCATTTCAACATGGGCGAACGGATTACATCATCCGTCACGCTCACTGCGATCTGCAATAACTCAGGTGTCGTTTCGGTTCAATACATTCTCAATCAGTCGATCTTTGCGATGGACCGCGTAAGCGGTCCTACAGCTTATTCGCAAGATACGATTGAGGGAGAGATTGAGCTGAGGACGGCCGGTCAGGTCAGTGATGCCCCTTTCCCTATTGTTGATCTTCGTTCCCACTACCTCAGAGTTGAGAAACTCTATCGTACTAAGGAATTCAGATTGCAAATGAAGAAGTCTAGGACTTTAGCGCTAATAGATATTAGCGATATAGGTTCAAACACTTTGGAAAACATCACTGGTCTGAAAGGTATTGGTAGCTGCTTGGGTTTCGTTCTGAAGGGTTACAAAGCCCTAAAGAATTTGAACCTTCCTGGGGTCATAAAGGCCCTTTCGGAGGCGTATCTGGTTTACCAGTACGTCGTCAGCAGCACCATTCGCGATGGGCAGAAAGCGTCTAAGCGGCTTCCGTCTGTTTTAGGGCATCTGAATAAGCGCCTTGCGACTTCTCGCAGGCGGAATTCTGATACTCTTGAAACATTCGGCACCACTTTGACTGCCAGGGACCAAGTCACCATTTCGTCGGAGTATTATCTCCTTCGGAACATCGATTTTGAGTCCTACATCATCGACTCTCTTGAGTCTCTAGGTTTGTTTCCATCACCAGGAGCGTTGTGGGACTTAGTCCCTCTTAGCTTCGTTGTTGATTGGTTTACCAACCTTGGTAGCGTGATTCACGCCACCCGATTCGAGAGAGATACCTGGCACTATACGCTACTTTCGCGTATAGAGTCTCAGAAGTACCGTTTCGTCTGGAATCGATCTTTTATCGACATAGCGTTCGGTAGCGACTTTGTCGCTGAGTCTCAGGTAAGCGGGTCCCTTTTTAGGAGAACCGTCTTATCTTCTTGGGGGTCAACTGACCCTCTCCTCCTCCTAGGGGGTAATGGCTTGTCGTCCGCTGGCCAATGGTGGTCAGCCGGCGCCTTAGTCATCCAACGGGCTATTGATTAGCCCATTTTCTGCAACCACTGACAGGACTGTCAGTACGACCCTTTAAAGGTCGTAAACCTCTACTCCTAAGGAGTTATATGTCACTAGATCTGAATCTAGGGGATTCGTGGAACTACACCTCAGTCCCTGTTTATGGGCTGAAGCGCAGCGCGTTTGTCACGAGCGAAGATAGCGGAACGCTTGTTAAGCTTTCCGATGTCCTCTCGCCTTTGGACAAACCCACTTCCTTGAAGATCACTAACACTCGTATTGCCAATGTGTATAACACCTTGGCAAAGGGCACAGTTCCTCTTGGGAACCAGGCTCAGAATACGAGTGGTCAAGCTATCTTTTCGGAAGCCACGATCACCGCATCAGAAGTTGTCGATGGAAAGACGGTCATCGTCCCTATCGTTGCCCGCGTTGAGATTCGCGTGCCAAATTATGGTTCCATCACTGATGGCATCATAAACTCGGCTATGCTTATCGCACTTGCAGGAACGAGATCGGACGACGGCTCGACATCCATCGTGTCACAACAGATGCGCGGCATTCTGTATCCCGGAGGTTAAGAATGACTACTTCCTGGGACATCTTTATGTCCCTTGTCATTCTTAATATCCAGGTGATGTCCTATTTACTGAACGCATGGATATCCACGTGGCCACATTGGCTACGCTATATCCTAAACGTTTAGTGGACCGTCACCCTACCGGCCACAGAAGGAGAATTGTGCTTAAAGAACTTTATGCACAGCTCTGGACGAATGTCCAGAGCATCGAGCATGTCTCGATCCGACTCTATGAGTCAGACGCACTGAAGATTTCTGAGACTGTCCTTATAAAGAACAGTTTCTTCCTTTGGTGTGGTATCATCTCAGAGAAAGCAAGTTCGACTCTTGATGAATCAAGCTTTTCTAAGTTCGGGGGACGGTTGTTACAACTTCCGTCGATCGTACTTAGAGATAAGAGGGGCTTTGCAGCCTTCTTGTCTATGCTTGATGAAGTTGACGATGATGTGACTTCTGTCATATCTACGTCAGGATCGCAGTTTAAAGCTGCAATTCTTCGTGAGAAGCTTCGTCGATCTCTCTGTGATTGGTCTCCCGTTCTGTGGCGCACGCTATCACCACTTATTTCGTCACTATTAAAAGACGACTTGTGCAGTGATGACGTGCGTTTTCTTCGTGAGATATCTAATCTCATGTCGAAAATCCATATTGAACGTGAGGACCTCCTCGCTGACAGTATCGAAGAGTATAAAACCTCCGAAGATCTGTCCTTTGCTGAATCTTCTGTCCAAGCAGCCCGTTCGAAAGCCTACACACAACTTATTAGTCGTGTACGCTACGTCTTGCGGGACGTAGTCGCCCAATTTAACATGGGTGACTGCATGCCAAAGCATGGTCCAGGAGCTGTATCTTTGCCTGGGATACGCACCCCTGTTGAGAAATATCTCAATATGGGTCGTGACCCTCGCATCGATTATGTCCTCAGACCATACGGCCTCCGAATGGATGATTTTTCTCCATTCGACCTTGGTGACGCTGACCGCACTTCGCGTGTTGTCTTTGTCCCCAAAAGTTGGAAGAAGTTGCGAGGCATCTCAGCGGAGCCCGTTGGATTACAGTATTTCCAGCAGGCGGTCAATTCTAAGATCCTTGAGGCCATCTCAAATTCCAGTCTTCGATCCGTTATTAATTTACGGTCTCAGACTAGATCTAGAGTTATGGCCAAGAGGGGCTCCTTTGACGGGAGTCTTTCTACGATTGACCTTTCTTCCGCATCTGACTCAGTGACGCTGCAGCTTGTTAAGGATGTCTTTGGCAACACCGAACTGTGTCGGTGGTTGCTAGCAACTAGAAGTACTCATACCAGCCTTTATGGCGAAGTATTGAGAATCAACAAGTTTGCCCCAATGGGGTCGGCCTGTTGTTTCCCAGTTGAGTGTCTTCTTTTTGCTGGGATAGCCCTAGCAGCTGCGTCCATACACCATGGGTGGCCTGTTAAATTTAACAAGTCATTCAGGGTCTATGGAGATGACATCATCTGCCCTACGTCCTTTGCCCCCTGTATCGTTGAGGCACTGACCTTATGCGGCTTTACCGTTAATTCGGGAAAGTCGTACTGGTCTGGTGACTATCGCGAGTCTTGTGGCATGGACGCGTGGCGTGGAGTCGACGTCACGCCCTTGAAGCTTAAGGATTTTTCCTTTGACTTTGAGGGTGCGACTCCACTGTCGTATGAGCACCATTCACGAGTCATCTCATATCTCAACTATCTGTACAATCGAGGATATAAACATCTGAGATCCTTCCTCTTAGGAAAGTTTCTCCGATGCCATATTCTTGCTCTTGGGCAGAAAATTAAGGTACAAGATTCTCTTGTGTTTGGGTTTGGCGAAAGAGGTACTGTAGCCTCTATCCAACCAGACAACTTTCACCTTGTTCGTGTACCCTACAAAGGGTATCAACGACCTGTATTGAAAGTCTTTGGGTGGAAGCCAAAACATGTACCTTTGTCGGCAGTCGATGAAATTCGATTGTTCGAAGTGAACTACTTCGAATTTCTCATGCGCAATCGCGCTGAGAAGTCCAACAAAGTGCGTGCGTACGACCTGGTCTTCTTTAGACTCTCCGAAAGTAAAGCGGAGAAGAAAAAGACTTCCAGTATGCGGATGGTTCCGACCGCTTCCACTTTCGATCCTTGGATCAGAGTGGGGCGTCGCGCCCAGTGATGGGTGTCGGATTGGCATGAGGGGCCCGTACCGAAAGGTATTCTGTGTTGCACGTTTTGTTGCCCTTTAGCAAGGCTTCTTCACGAC